TTAAAAATTTTTAATGATTAGCTCATTGGGATTATCGGGCTTAGTTGATAAGCCCAAACTCCAACGAGCTGATGTTTCAATGATAGTAAAATCGCTAAAAAGCTCCTTGATCTCAATAGCATTATTTACACTTAGAATAAATTTGCCTTTGATTGCTTTAAGCTGGTCTCGCAGCAGTGCAAAATCGTCGCGGCTAAAAATACCATTACCATAGTAGTTCTCATAACCATAATACGGGGGATCTAGATAAAACAGTGTTTTATCCGTATCGAACCGCTGGATGATTTTGCTGTAATGCTGATTTTCAACTGTCACATGAGATAAACGTTTGTTAGCTTCACTCAAACTATCCTTGAAGCGAGATAAGTCAATACTTAAAGCGCGACTAGCAGCACTGGCAAATGAGTGATCGACTGCTTTAGTGCCGTAACTTAATCGCACTAAATAGTAATACCTAACTGCTCGTTGAATATCGGTTAAACATTCAGGCGATTGCTTTTTGAATCGTGCAAACTCATCGCGAGAAAGAAGTACGTAATCAAACTGACGAATAAACTCGTCCAAATGATGCTTTAGAACACGATATAAATTAACCAACTCACCGTTAATGTCGTTAAAAACTTCAACAGGGCTTTGAGTCTTTTTGAATAGAACCCATGCCGCACCGCCGAAAACTTCACAGTAGCAATGATGCTTAGGCATAAGTTCAATAATTTGTTTAGAAAGTTGGCTTTTACCGCCAACCCATGCCAAGAAAGATTTACCCTGTGGGTTGTAATCGGGTTTGTTCTCCGTCTGTTCCATGTTTTTGCTCTGCAAGATGCTCATGGCATTCAGGTGGGGAACTCTCGGTTCTCAGTATATTAATCGTTTTACAGCGAGGGCATTTAAGAGATAAATAATTAAATTTATCGGCTTCTGCTAATTTTCGCTTACATTCTGAACACTTAATCACTCTCTTTAAATCTGTCATTTTTGCAAGTCTTTTTCAATCTGTGAAAGTTTGTTACTCTCTCGCCGCTTTGTACAAAGCAAGGAGTCTTGGTTTACTTGCAGGATATCTCTGCTTGTGAATGTGATGAGCTTGTGTTGCTGCACTTGCCCATCACACTCCTTCTAAGAGTTGCGTATTTTAGGGATAGATTCAAATAAGCTAAGGAGGAAGCGATTCCACTTAGTTAGTTCGCAACCATTTAGCAGTGACAACATACGGATTTTTGATATCTATTTGCTCGCCATTGCCGATTGAAGACGTGTTAAATTCAGATTCGTATGGATGTGTATCTTCATAATTAATCAAAATTCTATCTTCAGGATCGGCATCACCGTCATTTCTGATTGCAATAATTTTTGTCTTAACTTTTAAAGAAAATTCAGGTAACTGATCAACTGATAATTCTATATTTTTAGCACCCCCTGACTGACCAACAGTCCCAAAATCAGCGTCCCCATCCAAAAGACCAACCGTTGTTTTTCCTTGAGCAAAACGTACCCACGTTGTCCACGGCCATAATTGATTGGGGTCAACATCAGCAGCAAATTCAATTGTACGATGTACTGGATAAGCCATATTAACAATCATTTTTTGAATTGCAGCGAGCAGTTGATTATTTGTGCCTTTAACTAATGTAATGTCCTGACTTTCAATAACCGTGCATATCTCTTCCTGAATAGCATTAAGCGCGTCAGGGTCTAAATTAGTGGGGTCAACACCCGATAAATCATCATTTAAATGATAGCCCGCTTTTCCTGAGCCATTGGCATTAGGTCTAGCATTGATTGTGTCAATACGATGCATAATTAAACTCCGTAATAAAATTGAAAGAACGCATAAGCAGGCTGCAATCGCCTGAATACACATTCCAATAAAGGTTCTTCAATAAACGCAATTGCGCTATTACAAGCTGCTGTACAGTGAGCCATTTGTTGACTACGGACATAAGGGGTCAAAACATTGAGGACGAAACGATGTATCTCACCGTTTAATAATGTATTACATGGGTCAACGCAGGTGGTTGGTTGACGCTTTTTAACTTGAGTACCTGCAAAACCAATACTCTCAGCAATAGACTCTAGTAATGGAATGGTAAGTGGTAAATGGCTGACCATCTTCGCATATAAAGCCCCTAAACGCTCTTCAGTAGTCGTTGGTACTTCGCCATTGCATGAGTCAGGTAAACCATAATCTTTTTCCCATTCATCTAATAATTCGGCGACTTTGGCAGGGTCAATCGCAGCCAAAACACGAGCAGCACTATCTTGTAATGCGTCTAAAACAATAGATGTCGCTGTTAATTCAGCCTTGATATGTTGGCCATTAGGGTCATAACTGACTGGTGGAAGTAATTGCTGTAAAACAGCTAAATGACGAGATGTAGTCATGATAAAACATTGACCTCCACATCACCCAAACGACACCATTCTGTGGAAAACAAGCTAACTTCAGGCACAATATTGGTGTTGGGCGAATTGACTTTAACATCAACCACCCCCTCTAAGCTCATAATGAGAGCTTCAATTTGTTTAATGACTACTCTGTCTGCTGGGTTTAGGGTTGCAAAATAATCTACTAATACTCCAACAATCAGAGGTGTTATCGCGGCTAAATTTGTGCCTGACAATTCAACCAAAATACCCATATTGACAAATTTAAACTGAGGGGCATAAACCAAGCAATCCGCAGGCTCTGACTGCCTAAGATTAATTTCCGCTTGAACATCGGCTATAAGTGTGGGACTGGGTAAACCTGTGGCTGTACCAATACACAAATCCACTGTGCCTAAACCTCGGCGGCGTGAAAAAACATAAACACTAGACACACCTTCAATGGCCATTGCCCAACGCACGTAGTCGGCTTTTGTGCCATTACCTTCAGGATTTTGTTGAGCAAACAACACCCGTGCGCGTAAATCGTCATCACTTTCTTGCTCAGAACCACCCGACATGGTTAAAGCTAAGGCTTGGCTTTGAATACCTATTGGTGCTGAAGCTAAGGTGACTGGGGTATTTTCGCTTAGATTGCCTGCCGTTCCTGTGGTTAAAGCAATGACATTAACGGTGGCAAAGCCTGTATCGTCAATTGTGCCTAATGAAGTGGTTATCCATGTATAAGCGTTACGAACGATGTTTGCGCCAATCGATAAACTTGCGCCTTCAGTGCCTGATATTTTAATTGAGCCTGTCGCGGCAACGGCTTGTTTACGCGTAATGCCAACTTTTGCGGCTAAATAGTCTAAAAATTCTTTTTCAGCCGTTTGAGCAAATAGCTGTCTAATAATCCATTGTTGATGTTGGTATGCGCCTTCAACCACAGCAGCCACACCATGAGCGCGAACCATTTCGTCATCATCGTCTTGTAATGACAAATCAGGGTTTAAGTTAGCAAGTTCTTGTTTTTGAGTTTGCACCAACTGAGCATAATTAGGAATGATATACGGCATTTTATGCTCCCACCTGTATAAATTTTCTAAACTTGATTTCTTCGCCTTCGTGGGTTGTCACCAGTGCGTAAAACTCTAAGCGGCCATTGCTAGGTCTAAAGACTTCGCAATCGAGTTTTTTAACGCGCTGCGAGCTGAGTAATGGCGTTAAGGCTTCGATGACATATTGTTTAGTAAGCAACATCACTCGTGGCACATCTTTCTCACGATACAATTCATGCAAACGACTGCCTAAATTCGGGTCAACCCACCAACTACCGAGAGGTGTCATCAAGCGCATATAAACGGCATTCGCTAAACCTTTGCGTGGGTCAGGTTTGGCTGTACCGTTTTCTAAGGCGTAATCGCCTGTTTGTGGATTGATATAGCTCATACTTTCACCCTAAAACGAAATACATAACAGTGGAAAGCTGAAACCCAACATACCCAGTGTGTCTTGCACAAAATCAATGATGATGGCTAAAGGAATAGTCAAAAAGTCACTGTAGATAATTGATAAGGCTTCTTGAAATTCAATTTCATGACTACTAAAACTGGGTATAAGTGGATTAGGTATGGCGATGGGTGGAAATCCACTAAACAACAACATGCTGAAAATATCTTGAATACCGATGCCTGACTGAATAAGTGCGCTCAGGTTATCAAATTGCGGAAAAGCGGCCATTAAAGCGGCGGTTATTGCAGATAATGTAGGAATTGTGGGCAATACTCCTAGTCCAGCAAGTTCCAAAATATCAGTAACTTGGTCGATAAGAGAGCTAATGACATTTAAAACAGCAATATAGTAGCCACGTACAACCATTTTCACGACATTAACAGCCTCAATCGCAGGGATTGAAAAGCTACCGAACATCGGTTTAGGGACAAATGGAAAGATGCCCAAACCATGTTCGGCGATAGCTGCCGCAATCACGTCATAAATATGACTGGGATTGGAGGCTAATAAGTCAATCAACGTTAAATCAGTGTGTGGAATCTTGGGTAAGATGTCTTCTAACGCACCACCCACAACTGACACTAAGGGCTGTATTAAAGCCATTAAAGTTGTTTGAAATTGGAAGTCCTGTAGTCCTTGTATAAGTTGCAGAATTTCCATATTTGTATTGCTAAAACCCTCATAAATAGGTGTTTTTAGCGTAGGTAATGTTGGTATCTCTATCGCTATGGGTGGAAATTTAAGATTATCGACAACACTATCATATAGAGATTTAAAAGTCGGTAATGGGTTGTTGGCACAAAGGGTTATCATTGCATCAACTCCCATTCAAACTAATTACAGGCGCAACGAGCTTAATTTTTTCGCTTGCGTTAATGGTCACAACAGTGGCGTTATTGACTGTGACTGGTTGGTTTTTGGCTTCTACAATAATGCCACCATCCTTTTTTAATAAAATATATTTACCCTGTAGGTCATAAATCGCTGTTTCGCCTTTGACCAAGCCTTTAAGCCTAAACTTTCCGTTCTCACTGGCGATAATTACACTCAGCCCACTACGACCCAAAAGCGGCAAAACAATCACGTCACTGTTATCAGGTAAGGCAGAGGTAAAGCCAAATTGTTGAAAGACAGGTACATTATTTAAAACCTCACTAGCCACACCTTTGATTTGTGCCACGCTCACTTGACTAGCCGTGTTTAATAAACTGGTGACACCACGAAATGCAGGACGTACTTGCTTTAATGCGCGGTCAATAGCTTTTTTGACTTCATTTATCATGGCGTAGTTATCTCCTGATAAAGCACTGGCTGTTTGCTTTTGACTTTTTTCGCTTTTTTCTTAAAGGGGTCAACCAGCCAAATACCATCTTGCTTGAGGCGTAACTCAGTGGTTTTACCGCCAACCCGACTTAACTTGAGTTTACGCCCCATAACAAAGTACGTGCCATTGATGCCGTGTGGTTCAGAAAATACGGTGACACGTTGGCGCGGTTGCCATTGCAGACCTGATTCGGTGTAGTGGCCTTTGACCACGGCGGTTAAGTTGTGGCCATTTAATTGGCCGTCCACCATGATTTTTTTGGCTTTAGCACGAGCAGCCGCAAGATTTTCGCAATCACTGGCCATGACAATTTTGGGGCGATAACGATTAACACTACCGTCTGTTAAAGTTGTTTTAATGTTAGGTTGAGTGTTGTCGGCTTCTGCCTCGTTGTCTGCTGTACCACCCATATCCTGATAAAAAAGTGGGTCTGTTTTGGTGGTTTGTGAGAGTACCGTCACCGAACTGTACCGATTATTCAAACTACGGTGATAGGTTAATGACTGGACGTTATTACCAACTCCATCGCGCCTAAGTACCAAATGTGCCACCGTGGCCGTTTTGGGGTTAGGCTCACCAACAATTAACACGCCTTCAGGACTAAACCATTGCCATAAACCGTTGGCTTCGGCAGCTTTACTAATTGCTTCCCATACCGTTTCGCCGACATCCACGGTGACTTTTTGACGAATAGCGGTACTGGCGGCTTCAATGACATAAGGAATGTTAAATGGACTTAAAAACTGTTTGAGAATTTGGCTGAGGCTTAACTCTTGGCCATCAAATAACGGTACAGAACAATCTAATAACTGTCCTGCTAAATCACGGCCTGACAAGCTAACGGCATGCTGACTTTTAGCCACGGACTCAGTCACATCATCAATCACACCTGTCAAAATCCGTTTGCCATCAAGCGTTAAACGCACATCTGCGCCAATATTGATAAACTCAGGCAACACTAAAGACGTGGGTGCAATCTCTACTTGAAAAGCATCGGCAGCAATCAATAAATCACTGTCCACTTCATAACTTTGCCAGTCATGATGTTGTTTGCCTGCAATAGTTAAGGCAAGATGATTATTTGGCGTAGGCATTTAACACCTCGCCAGCATCAATAAAATTAGGATGACGAATTTGGGGATTAAGACGTAAAAGCTCGAGGGCGCGAGTGTGGTCGGCATACCAAAAATGAGCTAATAAATGTAAGGATGTTGCATTGTCAACTTTGCGCTCTATCAGTGGTGGCTTACGTGCTAACAAAGCCAAGCCAGCTCGCTGCGCCTGATACGCGACAGTTTTAATCGCCTCAATCACAGCTAAATCTTGTTGAGAGAGTGGGCTATTGGACTGACGAATAGCATTAATAAGTTGTTGGCCATCGGCTCGCAGCGTGTTACTGATTGCCTCAACTTCCAATGGGGTGAGCGTGGGCGACTCAATATCGTTGACGAATAATTGACTGGCTGCAACGCTATTACTACGCAATACAAGACTATCCATGTATTGACTAAACACCCGATTGTCACGCTGTTGTTTGGCGTTTAGTGATTTGCCGTCATTGGGCAACCTGAGAATATTTTTAAATTGACCACGTAAGTTATGCCATTTGGCGGCAATAATATCGACATCAAAAGCGCGTAAATCAATTAAACCATCACATAAATCAGCGATTTGTGCCGCAAACTCATAAGGGGCATTGATAGCTTTTTCTAAACTAGAAACGGTACTTTGCACTTGTTTGCGTAAGTCTTGTAAGGATTTAAGCAACATTTTATCTAGGCGTAATGCTCTTTGTTTGGCGCTAAATATGGCTGACTCACTGACAACTGCAAGTTCTTGAGCCAGTTTATCGTTAGCATTATTAAACAATAACAAAGCAGCTTCAGCTAATGCTTCGGTAGGTTCTTCAGGTGTTGCAAGACTAAATAATTCGGTAATCAAACCTTCTTCAATAAAAACAATGTCAATACGAGCTGTTTCAACTTCTTCTTCTAAGTGCTTGACGCTGTAATCTTGGACAGCAACGGTTAGCAAACCGCGTGTGGGGTGAATGAGCTGCCCAAGACTAATTTGATTAAGGGCAAGTTCTAGTTGGGTTAAGCGGCTTTCATAATCTTCTCCCCAAATGATGGCTGAGACATTAAAAGCGCGTGGGTCGTAGCCAGTCGGTTCTAATGAACCGCCATTAACATAAGGGATGCTATGCGTAACAACGGCTTGTTTGTGGTTATCGGTAGTCGATAACACATCAAACGGTACACCGCGAAAACTTGCATCTTGTAATGTTTCTTGCCAAGCCATAACCACACGCCTAAAAGCGACAATTTGTCGTATTTGAGGTGTTCAGCTTATGACTATATAAAGCAAAGGATAAGGAGGAAGATATTCCGCTTAGACAAAACAGCCACAAAGACTTATTCGCGTCGAGCTTGTCTTGTAATTTGTGTTTCTACGCTTGATGCAATTTGTTGACTATCTAAACTCACATTAACTTGAATATTTGGTGGTGGCATATTCGCTAATTTTTCATTTATTTTGAGAACTTCTTGCGCATTATTATTTCCAAATCCGTGTGCAAGAAACCAAGCAACTTTTTCACCAATCCAATCATCAGCTTTGCCATCGCTTGCACCATGCAAAAATGGACGCACAATTTTGTCACCTGCTTGATAGCCCAAATAGCCTGCACCACCAACACCCAGTGCAGCAGCTCCTAAACCCATTTTTCCCGCCCCCAACAATGCAGTTAATGACATTCTACCAACACCAACTATCGCAGCCCCTAGACCAGCACCTGCTGCCGCTCCACCCAAAGAAATACCAGCACCCCCCAGCATCGCTTTACCGATTTTAGCTGCCGTCAATATTCCTAATGCGGTTGCAGCGGCATAAGCCGAAGCAGTTAATGCTTGGTTAGCCTCCATTGTATTTTGAAGTCCTGCTTCAAATGTGCCTAGTGTTCCTTTTAGTGAATCATAGACTTTAACCGTTGCTAAAATAGACTCTTGTTGCAATGCGTGTGCTTGAGCTGGCTCTATTTCGCCTTTAAAGCCTGCAACACGGCCAACAGCATCAACACCATTCCATGAAAGCTCATCAATACGCTTAAATTCGCCATTATTCATGCCAGAGATTACCGACATTAACCCCAATAAAGATTGTTGATTGTGAAAAATTTTACCAAATTCGCCAGCAGAAACAATTTCAGCAGCTTCTTTTTTACGCTGTATTGCTTCATTTGAATTTCCTTGTTTTTTTTCCTCCAAATCAGCAATTTGTTTCTGTAATTCAACAAAACGTTTGTTTTTAGATATTTGACGATTCATCAGCATCACAGTGGCATCAACCGTACCAATACCTTTTTCTTTTTGTCTTTCTAAATATGTTGTCATGTCAAAGCCTTTACGATTGCCACGCAAACCTATTTTTTTAATGGGGTCTCCCTCTTCAGGAATAATGTATTGACCAATAGCACGCTTAAAATGTTCTTGTGAGAACAAAAGATACAAATCACGCATATTGTCAGCAGCTTGGCTTGGAATACCCGAATACTTACGAGCCAATTGCAAATGGGTGGTTACGGTATTTAAGCCTTTTTCTCCGCTATAACCTGCGGTTTTCGCCATTGCTAAAACTTCTGGCAGTAGTCTTGCCATATCTTTTAATTCAAAACCACCCGCAAAACCTGATGCCGTTGCTCGGGATAAAGCTGCTTGTGTACGATTAGGTTCTACGCCAAATTGTTTAATTTGTTGGGTCAAGAGAGCTATATCCTGCTCTACAGCACCTGCTGCAAAAGCCGTTTTAGCAATTGCTTTTAATGGCTCTTTAAGGTCTCTCACATTTTGATATTGTCCCGAAGCGGCCAAAATGCCTGCACTGTCGCCAATCCCTTCAACCGTACCATGACCTTGCCGCACCGCATCTTTTGCATATTTAGCGAGTGTTAAATTCGTTTCTCTGACTTGGGCATCAGTCATATTTTTGTAGCCGCCAGTAATACTGGTGGACGCATCAAAAATTTGTGTCTCAAAGGTACGTGCGCGTTCTAAAGGATTACGGACAATGGCATAGCCTGCGACTGCACCTGAGCCAATACCCATTGCCGCGCCGCCCCAACCACTACCTGTGCCAACACCACCCGAACCACCACCATTTGGTGGCAAGGGTCTCGGTGGTCTAGCACCACCTAATCTATCTAATTCACGGCGCATCCGCTCGGCATCACGCGCACCTTGCTGCAAACTATGATTAACAACATTAATATCACTCGCCAATGTCCGCGAACGTCCACCTAATAATGTACTTTGTCCCGACAATTGACCCAAAACACTGGCTAATCCTTTACCTTCAGCAATAGCCAATTTAAAGCCTGCTGCAAGTTTAAGCACCTCAGTGTTTGCTTTAGTCGCCACGTCTGTAAAAGCAGAGGTTTCACTACGCAAAGATTTAAGCTGTTGAGCAAACTCTTTGGTTGCCGAACCTTGCAACAAAACGCGCAAGCTGACACTCATGTTTTTAGATGTCATGGCTATTTACCTTTACACTTGCTTTTACGTTTAGTAGAAACATACGTTTTAGTGACCGAGTCATTATCAGTCTTATCAGAGGATGGCTTTTTGTTTAGCTTATATTTAATCGATAAAAATTCGATGTGATTACTCAACTCAGACTCAGGCATGGCGTAAATTTCGTCTTTACTAAAACCATGCCCAATCAGAGCAAATACTAAGGAGTCAAGGTTGCGGCGGCTTGTACTTGCTCTTTTTTCTTTGCACTTAATTGTTGCTTAAGGTTTAGCAAATATTCGCCATCTTCTTCGGACAAATCCAAAACAAAATCGTGGGTGATTTTTTCTTTCGGCACACCATCAATAGTCAAACAAGCCGCAATGCCTGCTAATTTTGGATAATATTGCGCTTCGTCAACACCATCAGGCACAGTGGCGGTTTTTAAGCTATCACGCAACGTCATTTCACGTAGTGTAACAACGTTACATAATTTACCGTTTACAACTACACCAACAGGCAACACACCCATTATTTTTAATTGTTCCATTTTGGATTACTCAACAACATGGTCTAAGGCATACATATCAATATCGATACGCGCTTCATTTTCTGTGTCGTACTGCTTACCAACACTGATTGAGCCACACTCTAAATAGGACTCACGCAACGTGCCATCGGGGTTTTCAATAGATATTTTTGCACCTTCAATATCTTCCCAAACCACAGGATTATCAGGGTCAATCACCGCAGTCACTTTTAACATGACCTCTTTAACCGTCTTAGTAAAACCTTTGGCACGGCGTAAGCGATTCATAGTTTTTACCAACTTACGACCTGCATTAATTGTTACCGACACATTGGCAACATCAATTTCTTTACCGTCAAGTTCTAAGACGATAGCTCCAACATATTCAGACATTTGTTAGCCCCTTACAGTAAATCAATTTGACCAGCCAAGACGTGTAAGCCACGTACCACATCAGCAGGAATACGTGCATTGGCACGAGTACGGTCTGTGCTATGCTCCTCAACAACTAAAAAGTCTTTATTGGCATCGACATTTTGCACAATTTCTAAGCCTTCAAGCTGCTTTAACACATTGAGTAATTCAGAACGAATGGCACGACGGCGATTAGCGGAGTTTTTAGAACGCGGAAAGCGCAATAAAATACGTTCACGGCAGGAACGGCGAATGTAATCCAAAGAGCGAATAATCGTTATGTCTAATAAAGAAGGGTCAGACACACCAATATCGTTGACCAAATAGCCACTTAGCATCCGCACAATCAGCACTTTTTGACCTGCACCCACTTCAAGCGGAGTGATACCGTTGTGCAATAAATCCTCTTGTTCAGCACGACTAAGCCAAGCACTCACTGGCGGAGCTTTAATACCCAACAAAGGCAGGCCGTTTAACGGACGTGCAGGGTCAGACTCACTTGCCAACACAAACGCAGTAGCAGCCGCCACTTCGCCTGCCCAATTCGATTGGCCACGCAAATAAGCACCCACCAACCGCTTAGCATTTAAGTTTTGCATCCGTGTTTTAGCAGTTGCTAAAACGTCATCATTAGACGCATAAACGGCCACACAGCCCCGTTGCTCAATGCCGTTACTCACCAAATCACAGTGGTCGCGTACAGCCGTCAGCAAATCTTCACGGGCATAAGGCACAACCAAAATGTTATGTCCTGCTGCAAAAATCACATCTAAAACAGCTTGTATGTCATCGACATTAGGACGCGTTAATGCCGATACATCAGGCCGAGCTGGCACAGTCACCGTAATACCAGCCACATCACAAGCAGCCGATAAAAGTAAGCTTTCGGCAACCAAGCCTGCGGTTTCTAAAGTCAATAACAGACTTGTGCCAACACCATCATAGTCAGCCAAGACAGGCGCATCGTTGTCATTGTTAATAGCGGCTTCGATTTTATCAAGAATGATGTTAGCAGTATCATTTTGAGCAATAGCAACAACATAACTATCACCGCCAATATCAAGCGTTAATTTACCTGAGCGAATGGCTGGCTCTGCCATTGTTAAGGCAATTGTTGCCGTCGCTTTATCCTCAGCAAAATCACTATCATCTAATAAAATCATTTGTAGTGATGCGTAGGGAAATGCCTTGATGCCTGCTTTCGCCATGCGATGAGCTAATGAGCCAAAACCACAGCTGATGCCAACTTGGTCGGAGCTATAAACGTCAAAAACCTGTAGTGGCAATTGTGGAGCTTCGGGATTTTTTTGGCCAATGATTAATATTTTTTGTTCGTTACTAGGCAGTAAACGATTAGCCGCTGTGATATTGAACTCCATATAAACACTCGGTTTACGAATGCCTTCAGGAATTTCTCTAAAATTGAATTCAGTCATGACGACTCCTGTATAAGCAATTTAGCTTTTTAGGCAGCTTACACAAGAGTACAAAAAGTAATAAGGAGGAAGGGATTCCGCTACATCATTTAGCGTGCTGTTGAAAACTTCACTTTTTTATCAACATAGTCAATGACTAAACCCGCATTTGAAGATGGGCTAGCTAGAGTGAGATTCTGAAATGCGAATCCAAAGGCATGGGCTTTCGCTGGTAGATTAGCGTTAAATGTATGTACCAATACATTATTTATATAACACTCTATCGCAGTGCCTGTATGACGCATGCGTAGCTTTAAAAACTTGTTAGTAGTAATTCCATAATTGATAAATGCAAAAGCTGGCGAATTAGCTTGAACTAACGCATTGTTTGTATAAAAAACAATTGTGCTTGCTTGATAATTCACACGCGCATAAAAACCGACATCTGGGCTGGAAAACGATGTACGCCACATTCCCCAGCCCACTTCTGCAACGAAGGTATTCGTATCATTGTCTAACAACATAAAACGAGTAGAAATATCAACTTCATTACTAAAAAAATGATGCTGTATTTGAGTGCTGGGTGATGCATTAGTTGAGACTTGACCGCTAAACGTTGTTGAAGTCGGCTTTAAATAAAGCGCGCCATTAAATGGTTGATTCAATGGAACACTGTTACCGTCAGATACTACGCTTGTAGAGATATTCGTTGCTGAAGCACTCAAGAAAAGCATCTTAAATGTTGAGCTATGTCCATCAAAATCTTCTATCCAATAATTTTGATTCGCTGGCGAATTAACAGCATTAATTTGCGCTTGTAACTTGCCAAATGCGACTAGCGCATTGTCTGTAGCCAAAACTGGTGACGAGTCAAGAAAAGATAGAGCAGATAATATTGTGCCAAGCACGCGAGATTCTGAAAAATAAAGATTTGTTAAACCTTCGCTCAAATCATCTGAGTCTTCTGCAAATGCGCCAGCTTTCAGCCCCAATGTTTCATAGACATTATTTTTTTGCTCTAATGTCAATGTTTGCACAACATCAAACGCTAATTTAGTCGCAACCGCATTTAATATAGTTGTCGCAAAATTAGGATCATTATTTAATGCTGCTGCTAATTCGTTTAACTGATTTAGTGCTTCAGGTGCATTACTGATTAACGCATTTATTGCATTATAAATCGCATCATTGACAAACTGCGTCGATGCGGCTTCGTCGTCATTCGTGCCCTGAACAGCGGTTGGCAATCTGACTGTGCCAGAAAAAATAGGGCTTTCCAAATCGGCTTTTGACTCAATTAATAAACCGAGTTGCTGTAAAATTGTGTAAATCACTACGCCTTGATTTGCGGACAAACCAGCATCAATGCGCGTAGATTCTAAACTATCAATAAACTCAACACTCGCATCACCAGCATTTTCATACAACCATCGCGTGCGATTAACAACAGCTTGCAATGCCTCATTAAGACGATGTAGCCAGCCAATATTATACGTTGGCAGTGAAGGAACTTTTAAATCAAAATTGGGTTGCTCTGGAAAATTTGGCATTTTTTATTCCTCTAAACTGACAACTTCACTGACAAAGGCAGGTTCTTGCTCGGGTGGATAGTGATAATCCATCCCTATATTTAGCAAGATAGGCGCGGCATTTTCACCGTCACCATCTTCATCATCGACACCGACCAAAAGCGACGTTTTATATTCTTGCGCCAAGACAGATACAGCTTGGTTTTGTAGGCGTGTATTAAAGAGCGTTGTGATGCGACCCATCTCAAGCGGCTTAATCTGTAATGACAAATCTTTGCCGAGCAAGGCAATTTGTACATCTTTAAGCAATTGAAATGTGCCAACTTCAACGAACTGGCCACCCACAGTAAAAGCCCCATGCCGAGTTGTTTCTTCATTGCGTATTGACCTCGAACCCACTAAAACTACAAACGTTAAATCCACGTGCCACTTGCGTTTTGAGGTACTGGATGGCCGTGGATTTGCGCCACTAAACGTCACCCAAACCGCAGGGAATCGTTTGACGGACTCAGCAAGCCCCTCATCAAACTCACCACCATAAGTGGCAATTTCCGCGATGTAAGGACGATTTAACGCCTTAACCGCATCTTTAATGCCTTGCTCAATGGCGACCAAGTCAAAACTAGCCATTAGTAATCACCACGAACAAACACACGGCCACCGCTCGTCATTTGCACGGTGTTATCTACGGTTGGCGCAACCCCTGCATTATTGGGCATACCTCCCATCGTCACAGCACCTTTTGAGACTTCAACAAAATACTTAATGGCATTTTTATAACGCATGGCAATGGGGTCAGTTTCGGTGGCCGCTGCACCTGTTAGGTAATAGCGCACCATGTCACACGCCATATAAGACACAATTTTAGGGACAGGATTTAACGGCACGGCATAACGCGGACTGATATAACTATCAATTTCAGCACAAACGGCAGCAATGGCATCGTTTAGCACCGCATCATTAACTGCGTGCTGATATGGCTCGCGGTCTGTTAGTGCAATAACTTCACGCTCACCAAATTTGTTAATTAAATCTTGCTTGGTTGCGTACATGACTTGCTCCAAAACTCTTCCTTTATATAAGGAAGAGTTTTTAGGACTACTGAGTAGATAAACGAGGCGTTTTAGGATTACTTAGGCAACAGAACCATCACTGCCATACGCCAACTGCCAAAAACCGTAACCCCCTGCGGCACGCGCTTCAGCACCAAATTTGAATTTTTTACGACTAAACACATCGTCAGAACTCAAATCGGTTTGAGACACAAAAGTAGGTTTTTTACGCTCTTGATAAATAAACGGCTTAATCGCTTTGGTGGTATCAAGTAAGAACCAAGCGTCATCGCTAGTTAAACGGTTATCAACCACCACTTTGGCCGCACCTTTGTAAATATTGGATTTGCCGTCCTCTAAACGGTCAACCGTCATCAAGGCATTAGCAATGTCCGCCAATGCAGGTGGCACAAGTAAAATATTAGGCTTAATATTCAGCGAGCGACCTTCATCACTTTTTAATTTCATGAGAGCAATACGTGCAGCACCATAACTCGCCTGTGCGGCAGCTAAAGTCGCAATCGATAATTTTTTAGTACCTTTATTGCTAGCCGTGGTTTTACCTACTTTGTGGTCGGTAGCAAAAAATGCTTTACCGTCATAACATTTGTTGTCGAAAGCCTTATTCACCAAATCAAAGACAATTTCGTCAGGCAGTTGTTTGGCAGACTCACCAGCCATCATCGCTTGAGGCTTATAAATGCCGTATTGGTCATCTTCAATGTGATTACGGTCAACTTCAACCGTTGTTTCCCAATCTTCGTTTTCAATCGAATATTTAAAAGCCGCCAATGATTTAATGGCTTTTTCATCAATCCATTTTTTCATTTGTGGGAAGTTTGACAACCACGAATAATCATTTGTTGCTGTTGTACTCGGCACAAGCATGGCGATTTCTTGCCACTGGCTCGGTGCAGCATCAAAGGCATTGTTAAAAATCGCACTCATACTGACATATAAAGTAGTGAGTGCTGCTTTATTCACTAACATGGAGTTTCTCCTGTTGTAACGTTATTTCATTTTGGCTTAGATTTTTCTCAGCCAATAAAAAATTATTTATTCAACCCACACGCCGTCACTATCAATCACAAGCACAATGCCTGCGGCGGAACGCGTGCCTGTCCCATCGGTTGCTGCCACGGTTTGATTGTCAACGATGTAACAAAGCTGACCTAAACTGGCTTGAGTGACAGGGTCTGCACCGTGGTTGTCCCAACAAAAAACTTTTTTACGGCGTACTTGTGCGGTTTTATCGCCGTCATCACCTATACTGTTATCAACCGCTTCATCAAAACGGCCTAAATAGGTGAGGTCATCGGCGGTTTTTGCCATTTCGCAAAAACCATCAGCATTGGCAACGGCCATTGTGCCTGCCAATACCGTGACACCTGCCGCCAATGGCACAGAAACAATAAATGGGTCTTTATATGGGGTATTACGGTCAGTCGTGATTGCAGTCATGTTCTTATCCTCTTATTGACCAGAACCTTGTTATTTATTTGCTTAACAACGCTTGTTGAGCTTTAAACTGCTCTTTGGTAATGCCTAATTTAGAGCAAATCGCTAATGCTGTTGCATCCAAATCGGCTTCTTGTGTTGCCAATGTCTTAGTCACACTGGTTTGTGTTTGACTAAGGGCAGCAATGGGCTGACGTGCATCGATATACGACTTAGCAGCGGAAAAGTTAGACTTTGCCATACCACGTAACCATGACTCTTCGGCAGGCAAAATTCGGTTATCATTCAATGCCGCAGTGACCAATTCGTCCGCTTGGTTTTGTTGTTGTTGCTGACTCAAAGCAGCAATTTGTTGGTGTAAGCCATTAACGACATCAATCGGTACAAACTTAGTTGGGTCAGGTGTTGCTGTTGCCTGAGTCGTTAATTGCTGACTTAATGCCGCAATTTGTTGTGTTTGATTAGCTAATAAAGCCAACAAATCAACACTGGCGGCGGCTGTCGCTTGTCCTTCCGTCAACATAGCTGCCAACTTTTGTAATTCTGCTTTAACTTCGTCAACGGTTGCCGAAATAGGTAAATTCAGCATCCAACGTAAACGCTCTAAGAGTTCATCCATCGCGGAGTCCTCGTTTTTGGGAGTTGAAGAAAATAACGAGAGAGCCGCTTTAGCCATCACATCGGTTAATCCGTCTAAAGCAGGCGCGTTGGTCAACGCAACATTTAATAACGCGGTCACTAATCCTGTTTTGTGGTGAAAGGGAAAAACAGGACTAATGTAGCGATACTCTTTGTTATCAATCATCGCTTGAGCATTGGGCGTAAATTCGCATAGCGCGTAAAGTCCATCCTCGCGCAATTCAAAATCTTTCATCCATCCTGCGGCAGGCGCAGGCTGTCCGTTTTCTGCTGCCTTGAGTGTTTGATGTTCATAATCAATCACTAAATCGTCCTGACGTGCCTTTAAAACCGCAACAAGTTTTTGCCCTTGCTCTTGGGTTAATAACCAAGACTTGCACTCAACAGGTGTTCCTTTACCCCATGTCATGCCAACAGGCCGACCATCCACGCCTTTAAACTCACCCATAGGCAATACACGCAACCATTGAGCAGCCGATGGCGACTCGGTGACTGAGTTAATGGCAAGGGTTAAAGCAGCTAAAGCGTGATTCATAAACCGACCTCTCGTTAGTGTGGTCAGCCTAAAATCAATTGAGGTTTAAGATAAGGAGGAAGGGATTCCGCTCTTAACAAAAATGCTTTGAAATTTTGCGTTTTAAGCGCGGTTAGCTCAACGTGCTACAAAGAGGCGTTCAAGATAACTAATAGCGTTTATGAACGCTCATAAACGCTATTAAATCGATTTCTAAATCAATTAAAGCCTAAGCCTCTTAAATAATGGGTGACAACCCCTAAAACAGCCTCTTCAGCTTCGGGTTGGAGGTTGCCATTTTTATCAATGGGGATATAAGGACGCGCAGGAATATCGCCCCAAGGGAGAGGGTTACCACGTTTACTTTGTCCGAATTGTCCTTTTTTAGCACCAAATTGTTGGGTTGGTGCATAAGGCACAGTATGACTAACGCCCACACCTGCAAAGTCACTGCCTGAGAATGGCGTAATAGCATCAAACAACTTACCACGTACTCGTAAAATATTATCACTGCCATAGCCCAATGCAGCACGCCGCTCTTTAGTGACAGGGCTTAATCCTGCCCAACTGGGGCGACCATTAGCCTCAAAATTTTTAACGGTTTGATTATAAAGTTCTGTGGCCACCACCGCAGGCAAGCCATACAAATTGGCGTGGGCTTGCATTTGATTCATAAAATTTTGCAACTCTGTTGCAGTCATTCTAATTTCAAACATGGCAATCTCTCAGGTGTAGAGCTATAATAACAGCGTGAGATAGAAGCTAGGATAATTCGCTGCCTAGCGGCCTTGGTTAAGAGCTATGGCCTCAGTGGAAAGTGGCGTACCACCATCTTACAACGAGGGCATGACAACTGGGAAATCGCACGTCCAGTTTAGTTGTTGTTTACAACGTCTATCACGCGGAGAGTGGCGTACCGCCTTGCCCTTATTTAATCTTCTCATTTTTTGAAACATTCGTTATTTCTACCATTGGCACAATACCAATCGTCCTAATTCTGTTCTCAATCGCTGACGCACGTTGTGTGCCTGTAAGTTGAGTTTTATCGACAAAACCAACCGCAACCACCACCTTTGCCGCCTCGCCATTGCCCAAGTCATAGATATAAAGCACTGTATTGGGTTTTTGGGCATCTAAATAAATAGCCATTGGTGCAGTTAATTGTGCAGGCAATTGTTCCAACCAAGCAGTAGAAACACTTGCGCCTCTCGCTGATTTAGCATCCCTAATCCAATGCAGCATATCGTCATCGGTTGAAATAATGGCAGCAGTAAGTGGCTCTTTCCATTTAACTGGGTCAACCTTAACTTTATTATGTAAAGCCACTAAAACGTCACTATCTAATACACCTGCAAGGTAACGTTCGCCAGTCGTGATAATCGGTGGTGCTTTAACCGTGGGTGGCAACAACTTAATCGCATCAAGCTCTTTTTGTAATGCTGTTACACGCGCTGCAAATTGCTTCTCCATTTCAGGCAGTAAAGTATTTTTCATATCGGCATAAAAGCGCGTGGCCAACGGAGCTTCCATTGCCTGAACTTTAGTTAACACAGGTGCAAGGTACTCGGCAGGCGAACTATTAAAGCCAGCATCAGGCGCAAAAAAATGGGTTTTACCATTAGTGTCTTTCACATCGATGCCTGTTCGTTGAGCCATCACAGGCGCACCCGTAGTTTTATTTTTACCGACTTCTTCATTAACCGTGCGTAATTTATTGGCAGATGAGTCCACGTTTAGATTATCTTTTTCAACTTCGTAACCCGATACCCATGTCCAATTACAACGGCAACCAAAACCATTCTTGGGTTTGCACGTTTGCCAAATGGGGTCGTCAAATCTAAAAATACGACCACTCATCGCTCTATGTGTAGGACGAGTACGGCCATCTAAAATAGCGATGTATTTAACGTAGGGATGACTAATTTGTAATGCAGGATTACTTAAATAATATTGCTCCTTAGCCGCCATATATGCCGAGCTAATATTGGTGTCATAAATGGTTCGTAAGCGTCTAATACTGCCTAGCTGTACCACTTGAGCATTGCCTGCACCATCAATAACAATTTGTTTTCCCCACCATCCTTTTTGTTGCAGAGTGGGCGTGATGTCTTTAGCGAACTGCTCAAAAGTTTTTCCTTCTTTTAAAGCCTTAACTAGCCCTTGATGAATATCTTGCAAAATATCCACACGAGCAACTTTGGCAACGGTAAAAGCTCGAGCATGAGCAGCAGCATCCATTTCGCGCCAATCCCATGTAATTTTATAGCCTTTGCTTTCTAAATACTGAATAGCGGCTTCGGGCTTCATGCCAAAGATGGCTTTAAGGTCTAAGCCGTTCATTGGCCTAGCTCCTCTTGTACAGACAATCGTCCCCACAAATCAGCAATAAACAATAAATCACCTAATGTTTCGATTAGCTGTCCATCATCCATTGTCGGATAAGCCTCGGCTAATACAGACAGCCTCTCATTTTCATTACTGGCTGATTTCAACTTGCTAATCACTGGCAACAACAATGGCTCAATCACAGACTGCAATTTTTCATCGGGAATCTTATCGATTAACTCAAACAAGACACTGGCATTCTTGGTGACCTTGTCATCCTCAGTAGGATTACTTGATGGAGCTAACGGCTCTTGTTTCAACGCAGCAACCACGGTACTTAACGCGGCAGTGGGTGAATTTTGCGAGGTACCAGACTTTAAAACCGCCACAGTGTCATTTTCAGGCAAAGGAATACCCAGTTTTTCATGCGCCCATTGTGTTGGTATCTGCATTCCAACACCCACCAATTTAGGAATCGCCTCACTAAACAATTTAATATCTTCGGGTTCTTGGGTGTTAAACACAAAACGAGGCGCACGACTGGGGTCAAAGCCTGCTTTGTTAATGCTCAACAAAGGAATAATTAAACCGCGTGTTAAAGTGCTGCTTAATTGTTTGGCATCGGCGGTTAATAAATCATGGCGCACTTCGTTATGCACATTGCCGAGCGCATTGGTTGAGGTTTTGCCGTCTGCCTGAGTGGTGAGTGTGCCACCTAAAATTGCCTTAGACTGGGTTTTTTCGCACCAATCAATCATGGCTTGGAATGGGTCATGGCTACCTTTGGCCGCTTCCTGAAAGTCAATCATCATGCCTTGCGGAATAATGCCTGCTGCCGCATGGCCAATTTGAGTCACCGCTCTTAATAAAGTAGTTTTTTCTTTTTCGGTTGCACCACTGGGGTATTTGCCCAAGCGCAAAGGCAAGCCATAAATTTCTAAAAACTCAGCTAAATCACGCACCGAATAGTTTTTAAATAAATACGGCCAACACAAAACACGATGCAAACCCGAACGCGTTAAATAACCGCTTTTAGCCTTGTGTTTATGGACAAGCCATCCCAACGGCCACAGTTCTGCACCCTCCATCGTGCCATCACGCAAGCGCAAATCGTTTAAATTATCAATCGGTGTTTGAAACCAAGACTGTGGACGATGATGAAATTTGCAAGGCAATTGCAAATTACCAAGCAACTCCCATTCAACCTCAAGGGCAGCAAAGCCATGACCAATGCCGTCAAGCGCATCCAACATCACATCTTCAAAATCATCAATGTTTTCTAGCCATTCCTGCGCTTCAGCAGCAAGGGCTTTTTCGGCAGTCGTGGCATTTTTAGGTGGTTCGATATGCCAGTCTAAGGTGAGTAAGGCGCGTTTACGTTTACTCATCTCACAATAAATATGACCGTCTCGCTCTTCCATATCTAAGAATAGATTTGACTGAGCAACAATATCGCCTTGTTCGGCAGCGGTTAAAATATTGTACAGTTTTTGAGGAGTTAAACCACGGGCAGGATGGTCAGCAAATTCACGCGCCAAACTCCACACCTCGGCACTTTGTTGTTGCTCAAGGGCGATTTTGGCTTCGCGTTTTTTTAACTTTTCAAGGTCTTTCTTTTTAGACATGGTGTCACTCGGCAGGCAATAAACAAGCTGCTTGCCAAGTTACACGGTAGATAAATTAGTTATAAGGAGGAAGGAATTCAGGGTTTTTGCGTATCTAGCTTTGCGCGAACAAAGCAGTCTTTAGCTTCCAACAATTTACGCATACCTGCGGTTTTTTCGGCACTATCTGGTAATTCGGCTTCAAGTTTTGCCGCTAGTTCGCCAATAGGCTTGCTTACTTCTTGCAAATGAGTTGGAAGATGACCAAATGCAAACCATTTAGATAGACCTGTCATAACACACTCCGTATTAAAAATAAGTTTAACTGGTTACGCCAGTCAGTCGGCTACTGTTTTGCTCATCCTCACAATAACGAGCAGGGCTAAAGGTCAAAGACCACTCCGCGTAGCACTCCCATTGGGTTCTTTAATTAAAAAATGATAATTAATCTCACCAACCCCCATCGCCATACCATTCTTCATCACAATCATCATCGTCATAATCGTTCTTAGACTTAATAGGCGTAAACTCAAACACACCACCAGTCATCCAACTGGCACGGTTAGCCATTGCTAAGGCCACCGCAAAGTCGCCATGTCGTTTGCCTTTACCGCCAATCGAGTCAAGGTCTTTTTGTCGACCTTTATCAATAAGCGGAATACCGTTTTCAATCTTGATGTGCATCATGTCATCTAACATAGATTGATAACGCGGTATTTCTATATTAAAAGCCTCAAATTCACCTTTGAGCTTTGGCATCCATTCGCCATACCAAGCAGCAGATAAATGCACTTGGTCAACCATCTCTGTGCCATAACGTAAAGCGGCTGCTTCCGCCAAATAACCACCGTTACCTGTCGCGTCAAAAGCCAAACCACTCAAACGAGGCAAACGATCAACAATAAAAAACATGACTTGTTTTTGTTGGTCGTAGGTTAGGTTGCGTAACTCCACGACAAAAGGCGTACGCTTGCGTAATTCGGCATTAATGGCCAATGGTACAAAGACGGTCAAATCACCACGACGAGCAAAGTCTTCACCAAAGGAGTGACGATTAAGTTTATTCAGCTTACTTAATTGTGGTAGCAGATTATCAACACACCATTGCTCAATTTCAGCAATACGAACTTCTTCTGACCACGTCATAAATGCATCAGAGGCTTCATAAGTCAGCACAGGAATAGACCTATCTGCCACCATTGCCATTTCAATCAAGGTGCGTGATAGATAGTTGCCGCCTGATTTTTTAGGAATACAGCCATATTCCTCATCCGCGCATTCTTGGTTGGGAGCGTTTTTATACAGCTTGTCACGCCAATCTTTCTCTGCTTCAGGTGACCACTCTTTACCCGTCACATAACAAATCCGCTTAAATAAACCATCTTTTAAAGCATCGTCCAAACTAATTCGATGCACACTATAGTCCTTTCGACCTTCACGCGCATCTTGGATATATTGATTGAACGGATTGTCCACACCATTATGCGTGCTAATTAAACGGACTTTATTGCCCCACATAGTTAAGGCTAAAGCTGCTTTTAATAGCTCTTCTAAGGATTCATGGAAAGCCGCCTCGTCAATCACCACGTCACCCTGTAAACCACGCAAGTTAGAGGGGCGAGAACTTAAAGCCTGAATCTTAAATCCGCTTTTAGGGAAGCGAATCATATACGCCAAAATCTCTTCTTTTTTTGCCGAATCCCAAAAAGTCTGCTCGTAAACATCAGCCTCAGCCAACTGGTTAAACGCACGGGCAAACAACGCACAAGCCGCAATGTATTCCAGTGCCATCTCTTGCTTAGAGCCAACATAAAAGGTATTACAGCCGCCACGCTTACGCGGCTTGGCGGCATTCATCACGTTGCGGCCAGCCTCAGCCCATGTCAAACCCGTGCGGCGGCTTTTTTCGGCAATCATAATTTCGCTGGTATCTTCAAACCAACGTTGTTGATACGGCAAAAAAACAGCATCGCCTTTAGGAATGGCATCCTCAACTTCTTGGGGAACAACAACGCCATGCAGTTCCATTTCAGCCGCTAAATCAATTTTACGCGGCTTATTAAGCGGTATTAGCTTGTTATCAGCCATTATGCTTTACCCAATAAAATAGCACGAATCCTTTCTTCTAGCTCTTCACTCATACCGTCTTGGCCACGCAGTTCTTCGCTAACAGCATTGGCGGCTTCTTCAGCATAGGCTTTACGAATAGCTTGACGTTCTTTAATAGACATGGTGCGCGTTTGCATCACGGCACGGGCAGCACGGGCTAAATCGCCCACATCCTGAATACTAATTTTGTCATCGTCATTAGAGCGTAGCGCAACACCTGTCGCCAGTGTTGTTACCGCTTGTGAGAGTAATGCACCTGCTTTATCGTCAACATCTTCACCAAATTCAGACACCAACACTTGTGATGCAACTTGAATTTCGCGCATTTTACTGGCCATTTCGTCAAATGACTGTCTATAACGTCCTAAGCTAGAACGGCTAGGTGTTTTTTGGTCAGGAAACTGCTTTTTAATCGCCTCTAACATTTCATCAAGCGTGCGATTATCTTCACGCATTAAACGCTCAATAAACTGTCGTTGCTCATCACTCAATTTGCGAATAGACGATTTTTTTAACATTATCGTGGACTCGGACGTTTAACACCGTGAATCTTGGTCATACCTGTTGCCGCATCTGCACCACGTTCAGTTAACGTAGCAACCACCACAGAACCTGCTTCCTGCAAAGTGACACAACCTTGCTCTTTTAACCAATTCAACTCAGTACAAACTTGGTCACGACTCATGGCCAAACCAAATTTATCCATGCCTGTAGTTAATACGGAGCTATTTGACTGATAGCGAGGCATTTCATGCAGCAAGCGCAACAACACCAAACGCTGTTCCTCACGAACAAATTCAGTAAAGCTCATAAAAACCTCTTTATTTATTATTCAATAAATAGTCATTGACGCGATTCACATCCACTTCTAAACGTTCAAGCTGAACATGAATCCCTTTTAACTCAGCTCTGACGGCCTTAATCTCACCCATCATTTCTGCAACGGTTTGGTGGGTGGGAATGTTTCTAACGCGCTCTTCAACCACGGTGACACGATGTTTAACTTCTTGCAGTTCGGTATCTTTGGCCACACGTCTATTGCTAATAAAGGTGTACAAAGCCAACCCAAACATACAAACAAATTGCAGCACTTGAATGCCTAATTTTAATTCTTCGCTCATATCAATCCTGCTTAGGCATCTCTTGCTTAATAAACCGACCAATCAATCCAAAAACGGCCAAGCTAATGGTGACTTTTTGCTGAGTGTCGGGGGGTAAAACGGCCACCAGTTCAGGTGGAATAGGCGCAGTATTAATGGCCACAATCGCAGTCATGGCAATATTGCTAAACCAACGCCAACCTGTACGCCAGTTTTCAACTAATTTAAGTTGCATAAAAACCTCTAAAGACGAATCTTCTGTAAGCCAACACGCGCACCATATTTATCAATCGTCAAAATTTGTTTGCGCGGCTTTGTTTTACTAAAGCCCAAATGCACCCATCGGCCATATTCATAAATTAACTGGTCAAAAATGAGCGAAGAATTTGCAATGGTTTTGCAAATCTCCAAAGATGAGCCAAATTTAGGACAGATAAAATCAACCGCCATACCCTTTGGATGTGCAGAATTGGGCGAACCGTTAATCGCTTTATTCAGCATGGGACTACGATAGCCGCTAGTCACAATAATGCTTTTATTGCCCAACAGTACGCGCACCGACTCCATTTTTAAGGCAGTCATTTCTAAGTTAGGCATTAATTCAACAGGCGGTTGATTATCAATATTTAATCGCTCGGCAGACTCACTGACAATAAACTCAGCAAGGCTAAAATGGGGGGACAACATAATAATCTGAGACATGATTTACCCCTAAAAAAAGCAGCCCGAAGGCCGCTATAAAGGCCAAACAACAAGGGTATTGTGATAGCTAAAAAGCGACTCTATAAGGAGGAAGGGATTCCGCTCGTTGGGGCAAATCTATATGTTTGCCCTCAATCATTTATTGAAGTATTTTTTATTCAAAAAGAGGCAGTTGATTTTTATCAACAACGGGAGCGCGTTTAGCGCAAATAGTTCTAATTTGACGCTCAGTTAAGCCAAAACGAATAGCTAACTCTGACTGACAAATCCCTTCATTAAATAGCCTAATAATTTCTTTATTACGCTGTTCTTTAAACGCATGATAGCCCATCGGCACTTCAATGCGGTCGCAAGCAAACTCTTGGGCTAATTTAACAAGATTATCCAAGCCAATCACCTGAGCCAAGTAATGCTCAGCCTTGCAATGCTCAATGAGCGGAATATATACGCGTGTACCGCCGCATAAGTTCATGAGCTTAAAAGCATCGTTTTGGCCAATGAGTTGGCACAGCCTTTGAAAACCATCTATCATGTCGCATCTCACCACAAAATGCCTATGGTGAGAGTTTAGAAAATATTCAAAAAAAAGTACGCCTATAACACGGTTGCAACTGTACCAAACCGATAAAAATACTATACATAAAATAGAAAGAGTGGTTAAATTCGCGGCAGAGACACAGATTGCCCTAGCTACCCGATAGCAAGCGTAACAGATGACCTAAAAGCCCTTAGTGAAAACTAGGGGCTTTTTGTTTGGGGGCTAGAAAAATACTATATATTTTCTTCAAGTCTATTATTAAACGCTAACAGCTCTCTAATACGTTCTTTATCACTATACGGGTCACTTAAGCCTGTCTCTAAAACCTCTTTAGCCAATCCGAAATACTTAGCTTTGGTATTCGCTCTTTTTGCATTTAAGGCCTTGTCAAGATGCGCATTTGCTACATTAAGATAAGCCTCTGTATGGACGTTTAATAAATCGGCATCAATAATGCCTTTGATTCTTGTTAACAAATCAACCTTAAAAACATCACTATAATTATTACAAACTTCATCATAAAGCTGATGAGCAAGACTTAGGCGAGACTCTGCTATATCTTGTTTTTTGGTCTTGGCACTGATATTTAAAGATTCTCTGATAATTTGCAAACTCCGCAATACTTCCTGCTGCCTAAAAGTCAATAAGGATAAGTTCCAACCGTAATCACTAGACAGCTCATACACAACATGACTACTTGCTGTATAAATCGCTAGCTCCTCAAAGTAGTCATTATTACTGGTTTGCGTGCGTTGTTGTTGTGATGAGCTGCTATTGTTTGAGCCATTATTAAGCCAATCTACAAAACTTTGCGACTGAGGGTTTTGTTTGTTTTGTTTTTTAAACAAGTAATACATGCCTCCAAAACCTAAAAACGACATCAGAAACCAAAATCCAGTTGAGCCGATTGTTTCGTAAAGCCAAGTCAGCAAAATAATCGGTAAAGCTATTACCGCAAATAAAGATACTATCAATGCTTCTACTGTATTTGGCTTCTTTGCCATCATCCTTACTCCCTGTTAATCATCATTAGCTGCCATTGGCGGCTTTTTTATCGGTGTCCGCATTCGCGAACGCACTGGCCGTAGTTTCTACTGCCTTTTTTCCTGCCTCATTAGAATTACGGTAATTATCTAACAAAGCCTCTTCTTTAGCATTTAGCACGACAGGAATACTTCGCTGGCCAATTAAGACATAAAGAACATCTATTCCCAAAGTTGACAGCATTGCTAGCTTGTCGCTAGGAATGGGTATCTCTCTTTCCCAACGCCCAACACTTTTAATATTTACCTCTGTTAAATCTGCAACCTGTGCTTGAGTAACGCCACATCTTTCTCTTTCTTCTTTCAATCTTGAAAAGACATTTTTGTCCATAATAACCACAAAACCTCTTTACTAAGGGACATATTTGTCCTATTATGAACTCAGCGGATGCACTAATGCACCAGTTCTTGTACTACAAAGAGGCAATACTATGAACGAAGAATTACCCCTACAACCTTTAACGTTAGTCTCAAACGAATTAACGCCTGCCCAAAAAATCCGCCTTCAACTGTTAGCTAATACTCACATGGGTCAACAAGTCATGACTGAGTTTTTATTAAATCCAACGCCTGCATCGCATGAATCATTAGCCAATCTCGAAAAACTGGCTCAATGGGTTTTAACCACTAACGCCCAAACTAACCAATAACAACACCACCTCTGCGGCCAATATAGGCCGCAGAAAAAGGAAACCATCATGGCAACCTACACCTGCACCAAAGCACTCACAGTTCCAGAGCTGAAAGCCAAGCTCTTGCGTGAAGGCAAAACCCTAAAACAATGGTCTGTCGAACATGGCTACAACTACAACACAGTTTGCAAAGTCATTGGCGGCACACGCAAAGGCTTTTATGGCATTGGCCACGAAATCGCCGTTCGTTTAGGCATTAAAGAAGGCGAAATCACTGTTAATAACAGCACTCAAGTAGCCTAACAAACGGTTGTAACTGTACCAACAAAACAAGTAGAGGGTAAACACATGACAATAAAAAATCTACTTTCCGAAGAAATTATCGCCATGCTCAACGCAAAAGGCATTTCTTTAGGAGCAATTTGTCAAAAACATGGCTTTCACATTAACGATGTTCACGATGTGATTAACGCTAAAGAAGCCCATCTAAACATTGCTAAGGTTATTGCTAACTCAGTCAATGCTGAGCCTTATATGTTGTGGCCAACACTTTATCGCGCTCATCAAACCACTGTAATCAGCGGCTTTGCATTAAGAGTAACCATACGATGAGCAGTTCAGCACAACGCGCATTAAGCGTACTTAAAGCCCTACGCGGTCACTCGTTAAGTGGTTTGTCTAATGGTCAATTAGCCACTCATTTAAACGAAACCCCAACCAACATTACCCGTGCTTTGCAAGATTTAGCAGCAGCCGATTTAGTCCAAAAACTTGATAACGGCAATTTTGCTCACACGCCACTCATGGAACAAATTGCATTAGCACACCTCAACTCGTTAAACCAAGCCGAGCAACGTATTAAAGAACTACAACGCCGTGCGGCTGTTCATGCAGGATAAGCAAATCATGTCAAAAAAAGAACTCGTTGAACAACAACAAGACTGGGTAGCAGACCCACAAAACACCTTGCTTGCGTTAGACAAGCAAGCAGCCGCCAACATTCAAGCCTTAGCCACTCAATTGGGTTATGACGGCAGCTTAACCGTGGGCGCGTTAGAAGACGAAATTCGCTTTTATCAACGCCGCAGTGTTGAAGATGTTTTAGAACTTGGTAAAAGACTAATTCTTCTTAAAGAAGTAACACCACATGGCGAATTTTCTAAACGCATTGAAATGCTAGGTATCAATATTCGTTTAGGTCAAAAATTCATGCAAGCGGCAAAAAAATTTTGCAAAAGCGAAAACTTTTCGCATTTGAAGAATTTATCAGGTGTAAGTCAAGGCAGATTTTTAGAGTTACTCGTATTGGATGACGAGGAAATCAAGGAGTTATCAGAAGAAGGAAGTGTACGAAATATTGCTTTAGACAAAATAGATTGTATGAGTCCAAGCGAGTTGCGTAAAGCCCTGCGTGAAGCAAAAGCCGATGCCGAAGCCAAAGACACTTTGCTCGCCAAAAAAGACCAAAAAATTAACACCCTAGATGCTGAGTTAACCAAGCGCAGCCAGTTTTCACCTGATAGCGACCTCGTAGAACAACAAGCGCGAGAACAAGCCGTCTTGCAGCAACTCCAAACCGCCCAAAACAACGCCTTGTTAGCCTTTCAGCAATTTCACGTTGCCATAGATGCCGTCCAACAAAGCAGCTATGGCCACCATTTTGATGAAGCCATTCAAAACACCCTCAACTTTGTTTATCAAAACATTGCCAGCATTAGCCACGAACTGGGTGTCGCCATTGATTTTGTCGAAATGGTTAGCCCAGCATGGGTACAAGCTGCAAAACAAGAAATGGGTGAATAACCATGAACCTAGCCGAAATTGACTACTTACGCGGTATCGCACAACAACTAAAGGCCGCTAAACACGGACAAAAAGGCCGCATTATTCAAGATGCGAGTACATTTTTAAGCATTAGCAATGCTGAGCTATACCGTCGTTTAGAAAATGTCGGCTACACCACCGAGCGCAAAACGCGCTCAGATAAAGGCAAATCCGTGATTACCGAAGACCATGCCAAACTCATCGGCGGTATGATTCATATCGCCACACGAGCCAATGGCAAACAAACACTCTCAATCAAAGACACATTAACCATTTTGAGTGAGCAAGGACTTGCCCCACAAGTCAGTCCAACCACCATTGGTCGCGCCTTACGTCAATATCAATTTCATCCTGAACAATTACGCACACCCAAAGCCCATATACAACAACGCAGCTTACACCCTAATCATGTATGGCAAATTGATGCGTCTGTCTGTGTCTTGTTTTACCTCCCAAAAGGAGGCTTACAAGTCATGGAAGAAAAAGAGTTTTATAAAAACAAACCAGCCAACATTAAAAAGGTCGAAAATCAGCGCGTGATTCGCTATGTCATCACCGACCACTACAGCGGCAACATTTATTTAGAATATGTTAGCGGTGCAGAAGACAGTAAAAATCTTATTCAATGCTTTCTAAATGCCATACAGCATCGTAGTTACCAAGACCCCATGCACGGCGTTCCACATATATTAATGATGGACAAAGGCAGTGCCAACCTTAGCGGCTATTTCTTAAATCTCTTAGAACGCCTACACGTCACCTACATCACCCATGCAGCAGGCAACCCACGCGCCAAAGGCCAAGTTGAATGCGCTCAAAATATTGTAGAGCGTAAATTTGAAGGTCGCTTAAGTTTTATCAAAGTCAACAACATTGACGAACTAAACGAATATGCCACTCGCTGGCGATTAGCGTTTAACCAAGAGTTCGTCCATACACGCACTAAACAAACACGTAATCAATTGTGGCAAACCATTCAAGGTGCAGAGTTACGCATCGCACCAAGTCCTGAAATTTGCCGTGATTTAGTCACCACCATGCCCACCACAATCACCGTCAAAGGGGATTTAACGATTACCCATACAGTAAAAGGACATGGCAACAAAAGTTACGATGTGCGTCATATTGACGGCGTTTATCCAAAAGCAAAATTAGACGTGGTTGTTAATCCGTATCGTGCGCCCGACATTGATATTTTAATGAAAGACAGCAATGGCAACCCATACAGCATTACTGTCTCACCAAGAAAGCTCAACAGCGCAGGCTTTGCCATTGATGCACCTGTGATCAATCAACGCATGGATAGCACCCCTGATAGCCAAGCAGACACCAACCGCAAAATCATTTCAAAAGAAGCCTATAACGCTGACACCGAAGCCCAAGTGGATGCTGCTCGCAAAGCCAAACAAGCAGCCTATCAAGGCAAAGTTAATGCAATGGCAGATATTGATAACACAGAAATTCTGCAAAATTTACCACGCGCTGGACAGCAGCTCATTACTGAACAAACACGCCGAGAGCTTGCACCAATTAACCATGTCGAAGCAGCGAAACAAATAAAAGCACTACTCAGTGAGCAAGGATTGGCTGAATTTTGGACAGCCAGCAGCTATCAAACATTAGTTGCCACTCACCCTCAAGCTGTACCAGTCGATGCAATTCGTGAAATAGCCGAAAAAATTATCAACTCTCAAAAAACAACACACTTACGTGTAATCAACCAATAAGAGCAGTCGCCATGAACTTAAAAACACTCTTAGAAAACCATCGCATCAGCCAGCGAAATTTAGCTGATGCCATTGGTATAAGTGCCGCCAGTGTAAACAACATCATTAAGGGCGAGTGGCCAAAAAGCCCAAATCAATCCGACTTAATAGCCAGTATTAGCCAATTTTTAACCAGAAAAGGCATTGCAAAAATTGAAATTGAAGCAGTTTTTAATGCCAAAAACCTTCCATCGACACAGGAAAAAGAAGCCATGTTATTACGCAAGCAAACGCTAAGTCAGAAGGCAAGAAAACACTTTCAACTCTTTAGCAACCCCTTTGCTCAAGACGTACAAAGCCTAGACGAACTTTACACCTCTACTGACATCAACTATGTCCGCGCCGCCATGTATAACGCTGCCAAAAACGGTGGTTTCATTGCTGTTTGTGCAGAAAGTGGTGCAGGCAAAAGCACATTACGCCGTGAACTTATCGAACGCATACATCGGGAACGCCTCGCCATCATCACCATCGAACCATACATCTTGGCAGCTGAAGACAACGACATCAAAGGCAAAACACTAAAATCTGCTCATATTGCCGAAGCAATTATTCACTCGCTTGCCCCGCTCGAAAACCCCAAACGCTCCCCTGAAGCAAGGTTTCGCCAACTTCACAAACTGCTCAAAGAATCCAGCCGCGCTGGCAATCAGCACGTAATCATCATTGAAGAGGCTCATAGCTTACCCATCCCCACACTCAAGCACTTAAAACGCTTTTTTGAACTAGAAGACGGCTTTAAAAAATTATTGTCCATTATTTTAATTGGACAAAACGAACTAGCACTCAAACTCTCCGAGCAAAATCAAGAAGTCCGCGAGGTAGTTCAACGCTGTGAAATAGTCACTCTAGACCCACTAACTCACACAGGGCTGGTTGACTATTTACAGCATCGCATCAAAAACACAGGTCGTAAGCTCGCTGAATTCATTGACGAAACAGGCATCAATGCCCTGAGCATGCGGCTTTCTGCCAGTGGCACACGCAAACATGAACCTACACGCTCATTATTATACCCGCTCGCAATCGGCAACCTGATCACGGGTGCGCTAAACCTAGCTGCCGATCTTGGTGTGCCAGTCATCAATGCCGATATTATCAGAGAGGCATAATCATGACCGACATTGCAGACGTAGCAAATGACATTACTGAACATCAAATTAAGGTTGCCTTAGCGAATCACCAAGCCAATCAGCCAAAGCGTGGAGGCATTTACTGTGACGATTGTGGCGAAGCAATTCCTCCTCTAAGAGCCACTTTAGTCAACGCGATTCGTTGCATTGAATGTCAACGCGCCTTTGAAGCCAAAGCACGACTCAGAGGTAAATAACCATGCACATTAAATGTCCTGCTTGTGGTGCAGTTGCCAGTTTAGACCTCTTACTCGCTGCCGAAGATGGCGCGAGTGAAGTGGTCAAAATCTCAGGTGAAATGCAACCAGAGTTATGGCGTTTAATGGTGCAGTACATCGCTTTGTTTCGCCCACAAAAAACTAAACTCAGCTTTAGCCGTATGGCGAGTTTATTAGGCGAACTACACCCGATGATAAAAAATGCCGCTTTTGAACGAGGCGGCAAACAATTTCATGCACCGCTTAACTACTGGTTGGCAGCCATTGAACAAATGCTTGCCCAACGCGACCGACTCACATTACCGCTAAAGAGTCATGGCTACCTATTTGAAATCATGATGAGCCTAGATGCAAAAGCCATCAAAGATATTGAAAAGAAAAAAGCCACGCCAACTCCAGAACCACAAGCCCAAACTCATCACTACGATGAACCAAGCAAGTTTTTAGAACCGCCAAAAGACACCATGACTAAAGACGAAGGACTTAGAGCACTAAGTAATCTAAGTCAAAAGCTCGGTGTAAAACTCCCAACAAGAACTGTTAAATCGGAGGAGACCGCCCAAAGCAGCCAACAAGCTAAAGAAGAAATGCAGCGACTGATCGATAAAGAGTTAGCAGAACGCAAACAACCAAGAGATACACCATGAACCATATTGATTTAGGCCAGTATAGACCTAACGCCAAAGGCGCATTAATTCCCTTATCCACGATTCCCGAAATCACGCTGTTACGTGATGACGTGATTTGCAAAATTGTGCAAAAAGCCAAATTGATGAATGCTGAATTAAAAGTCCTTAAACAAGAGCTATTTAACGACATCACAGCATTTGTTGAATTATCAGCAGAAAAATACGACACCAAACTGGGAGGAGTTAAAGGCAACACCACCTTAGTCTCGTTTGATGGTCGCTTTAAAGTGCAGCTTGCCAATCACGACAACCTTGTCTTTGATGAGCGTTTGCAAGCGGCAAAATCACTGATTGATGACTGTTTACGTGAATGGACAGCCGACAGCCGTCCTGAAATTAAAGCCCTGATTGATAATGCTTTTGCCGTGGATAAAGAAGGCAAAATCTCTCTTGGACGTGTTTTTAACCTCCGCAGTCTAAAGATAGAAGATGCCAAATGGTTACGCGCCATGACCGCGATTAGCGAGGCCGTCACCATTGTTGGCAGCAAAAGTTACGTCCGTATTTATGAGCGCAATGAGCAAACTCAAAAATACGAAGTCATTAGTTTAGATATTGCAGGGGTGTAATGTGAAAGCAGCCCTTGAACATCTCAATTGGCTGATTGATAACGGCGTTGAATTCCCCGATGCCGCTTATCGTACAGCCACTTTGTTTCAAATTAGCCAACAAGAACTAGAGCAAGAATATGACCGCCAATGCGGTGCGGAGGTGTGAAATGCAAGAGCAACTCATTCAAAAAGCAAACACAGCAATTTTTAAAGCAAGTTTTAGCATTGAGTTATTAAGTGAATATGAAATCAGGGAACGCTTGCGTCAACTTTATCAGCAAGCTTTTTCAGATGGTTTTGAGTTCGCACTAACTCCTATAGACGATAAGAGTGAAAATTAACTTCCTAAGCGAAACACCGCCAATGGCGGTGTCTATCTAGTGTAGCGGCTAGGTACTGACGAGCAGCTAATTAACAAATCACTGGAGCAAATCGTGGATAAAGAAACCGCCTTAGATAAGATAAAAAAATTATTGTCACTCGCCAAATCAGATAATACTAATGAGGCAGAAGCTGCTTTACGCCAAGCGCGTAAACTCATGGATATGCACCAATTAGACATTACTGAGATTCAAGCCAGTGAAGTTCACGAAGAACAAATCCCCTCAGTCGCATCTAAAATGCCGCCAACTTGGATGATTCGTTTAGCACAAACCTGTGCCAGTGCATTTGGTTGCGAGATTGTTGGCACACAATCATTTTTTGAAGGCTACACATTTAAGTTTATTGGTGTTGATATTGCGCCCGATTTATCTAAATATGCTTACGAAGTATTAGCTCGCCAACTTCAAAAAGCTCGCAAAGAGTTTGTTGCTAAACAAACGCGCTGTAAATTAGCCACCAAACGCAGACGTGGTGAAGAGTTTGCAAATGCGTGGATTGATGCAGTAGCCAATAAAGTGTCTGACTTTGCAGGAGCAGACGAGCAACAATTAACCGCGATAAAAGCCTATAAAGCCAAACATTACCCCAATTTAAACTCTGTACCAGTCAAACGCCGCACCACACATGGCCGAGATATAAATGCTTATCAACAAGGCTATGAAGCAGGTCAAACAGCACAATTAAATCGTGGTGTTTCAGGTCAAGAACAATTAGCAATAGGCGGATAAGAAAATGCAATGTCCTGACTGCAATGGTACTGGCAAAACTAGCTTAGTGCATTTAAACAAAGGCTTTAACGAAGAAAAAGGTCGTTGTGATGGCGAATGGCGTGAATCAATCCCATGTATGCGATGTCATGGCGTAGGCCAAGTTCCTGACCAAATGGCAGACTGGATTGCTTTTGGTAAAGATTACCGCAAGCGTAGACAGCTAAATGGTGAAACCTTATATCAAGCAGCAAAACGACTAAAACTATCAGTTCCTGAATTATCGGCAATTGAAAATGGGAAAGTAAACCATGCACTATATTTATAAGAGGATACCATAATGACAGTAAAATCCGACTCAAAACCACGTCTAATCCAACTGATCCATATTGCCAAAAGTCAGCTTGGTATGGACGATGATACCTATCGTAATATGCTCAAACAACTCACCCAAAAAGATAGCACCAAACTATTAACAGTAGGTCAACTCAATCGTGTTGTAGCTCATTTACAAGTTTTAGGCTTCAAAATCCAAACCAAACACAAACAACCAGCCCCAAAAATATTCGACCCACAATCCAAAAAAATCCGCGCATTGTGGCTAGAACTACACCGTCTAGGGCATATCCAAGACTCCTCAGAGGCAGCCCTTGCTGCTTACGTCAAACGCATCACAAGCATTGAATCATTAGCTTGGCTAAGTACCGCACAAGCCAGTCAAGTTATAGAAACTCTAAAAAATTGGCTATTACGCGTCGAATCAAAAAAAACAGCATAAAAAAGGGGGCAATTTAAGCCCCTTAATTTTTGAAACGCTTTTTCACTTTTTCTATCCCACTTTATCCCATCAAGTCCCGTTTTATCCCATTTATCTCGTTTTTTAGGTTTATTTATATAGTTATAGTTCAT